AGCACCTGAGAATTGAACAAAGTTGACTGCACTTGTACCAACAGTAGTTACTGGATCAGTCATCACCCAACCAGTATCATTATACAATGTACCTTGTTGTACGAATGTGAAGTCACCACCACCCATCTCAGTTGGTGTGTCAAAATCAGTTGCTCTTGTCAATACTGTGCTGCTTGTGTAAGTATAGATACCATTATGAGCAGCATTTGCTTCGTTCTTGACAAGTATACGTGTACCCACAGATGCGATATTGACACCATCGATAGTTGTATATGATCCAGTTGTTGTTAGAGTTGCGCCAACACCACTTGATCCGTTATCATATGTAACAGTACCGCCTGATATTGTTGCTAATGTGTCTGGAGTTGCTGCTTTTGAAGGAGCATGTATATGCAAGCCTTCAACTGCTGCGTCAACATAACCTTTAGTTGCTGCATCTGTACTTGCTACTGGTGTAGCGACATTTGATAATACCTTGCCCCAGATATCAACTGTACCGTTACCGGTTGGCTTCAAGAAGATATTGCTATCTGCGCCTGTTGCTGTGATAGTTACGCTTGTTGTCTTACCAACGATCAAATCTGTTACGATATTTGCACTAGTTGTGATATTACCAGTTACTTCTAATGAACTTAGTATACCAACACTAGTAATGTTTGGTTGCGCTGCTGTTGATAATGTACCGCTGATGTTATTACCACTGATGTTACCATCAGCATTGCGTACAACAACTGTGTTTGCTGATGTTGCCGTGTCTGTATTATAACCATCAAGTAAATCAGCGTTTAGATTTGTTACTAATGTAGTTGATGATACTGTTAGTGGGGCAGTGCCAGTTGACACATTTGATTCTAATGTGCTTGCTACTACCTTACCACTTGCGTTTACGTTACCGCCGCTTACATTACCTGTAGCACTTACAAGACCTGTTGTAGTGATGTTACCACCACTTACGTTACCTGTTGCTTCAACAACACCTGTTGTTGATAAGTTGCCACCTGATACGTTGCCTGTTGCTGCAACAAGACCTGTTGTATTGAAGTTTGCAGCGTCTACGTTACCACTGAATACACCAGAACCGCCACCGATATTGCCTACGTTAGCATTACCAGTTACGCTTAGTACGCCTGTTGTTGAGATATTACCTGCGCTGACGTTTGCTGTGAATACGCCTGCTGCTGCACCTAAGTTACCAACGTTAGCATTGCCAGTTACACTTAGAACACCTGCTGTTGAGATGTTGCCACCTGATACGTTACCAGTTGCTACTACTGCGCCGGCTGTGTTTAGATTACCGCCGTCAATGTTGCCAGTAGCAACGATCAGACCTGCTGTACCTAAGTTACCGACATTAGCATTACCTGTGACGCTCAATGCACCAGCAGTGTTTAGATTACCGCCGTCAATGTTGCCAGTAGCAACGATCAGACCTGCTGTACCTAAGTTACCGACATTAGCATTGCCCGTTGCGTTTAGTGTGCCTGCTACGTTTGCGCCAGTAGTTGTTACAACAAATACGTTTGCTACGCCGCCTACGCTAGTATTGACGTTGCCATCTGCTACGGGTATGCTTACATTTGATGTACCGTTAGTGACACCAGAAGTTACGATAGTAGTCCAACTTAGGTTACCTGAACCGTTAGTTGACAAAAACTGTCCGTTAGTACCGCCAGTGATTATTACGTTACCGTTAGGGCCGAAATTGCTTACGCCGCTTACCGTGAGTCCAGTCAGTGTACCGACTGATGTGACGTTAGGTTGAGCGTTAGTTGTTAGCGTGCCAGTAACAAAATTTGCAATCGCTAAATTGCCGAGATTTGCGTTTGTGGCTGTAAGATTGCCAGTAGATGCATCAATTGTTGCATTACCTACTGTAAGACCGTTCTTGACGACAAAGTTTTTGATTGCCATTTTATTTTTATCCTATTTTAGTCGGGAACATATGTCCCTATCAAATTTATCACTGTGTTTGCAGCAAGTCCTGTAGCACGTAATTCTACGTTACCACTATTGATTCCTGTTGAAAATGTCACAGTATTGCCACCACCATCATTGATAGCAGCATAAACCGTTATATAACTATTTATGTCATTATGAATCAAAAGCACTTCTAGGCTTTCAAATCCATCATCATTTTGACTGCTTACTACATATTTTGCAGTCCTATAATCACTAGTACTGAAACTATCTACTACTGTAAGAGTTGTCGCAGCAATGCCTGTGCGCTTGCTTACAACGCTTTGTGTTAGTATAGTGTTAGCATTTGCTAGATTTGTGACAGTGTTACCAGTTACACTTAGATTACCAAGTGTACCAACTGTAGTGATGTTTGCTTGTGCGGCTGTTGTCAATGTACCAGTAATCAGATTTGCACTTAGATTGCCGGTTGTTGATATATTGTTGGCTATTAGATTACCACGTGCTGTTACATCGCCACTAGTGCTGCCCATTGTAATATTGGCAGCGAGACCTAAATTGATATCTGTGGCTAAACTGCTGAATATACCTGCTGCACCGGTACTATTATTGTATGCTAAGAACGCTCCATTGACGCTAACACAACCACTATTTGATACTAGATAGTTAGCGGCTACTGTATTTGCGCCTGAGACGTTTCCAGGAGTCACATTGCCTGTTACTGACAATGATCCTAATGTACCTACAGTAGTGATGTTTGCTTGGCTAGCTGTAGTCAAACTACCGCTAATTGTTGTGGCTTCAATATTACCTTTGAATGTCTGCGCACGAATATTACCTAACGTATCAAATGTGACAACTTCGCTTGAAATTGTTGTTTGACTACCAAAAGCGAATTCTGCGTTGCTATTATCCCAACCCATGAATGCAACACGGGCTTGTGTATCATAATAATTTAGGGCTGAACCAACATCTTTATTTGTATTGGCTACTAGTGGTGCACCATTAGGACCTGTTTGTAAATTGATGATTGGATCTTCAATTGCTAATTCTTCAACATTGACGTAGATAAGGTTACCATCTACAATTAGATTACCTTGAACAACTGCATTGCCGCCTACATTTATATTTGCAAATTGAGAATCAACTCCTAAAATTACATTGGCACTGTTGCTTGAAAATGTCCAGACGCCAGTAGATGAATCAACCTGCATTGTTTCATCAGCAATATACAATGTATTACCTGACAAATACAAATCTTTCCATGCATGAGTAGCATTACCTAAACTGTAAGTTACGTTGGCACTAGGTATTAGATTGCCTGCAACACTTCCTGACACAACAAAGTTAGTTGTTGTAACTGTATTAGTAGTTTTATTGAATGTAAATGCGGCGCTACCACCAAAGCTATCACTATCATTGAATTGAATTTGTGTGTTACTGCCGCCAGGATCTTGTCCAAGATTCCAAGGACTGCCGTTTGCATATAATAAGTTATCTGTTTTTATACCACCAGTAGTTAGATTGCCGGTAAGATTCGCTCCACCGGTATTGACTACCATTACATTGCTAGTACCATCTATAGTAAAGGCTACATTGCCGTTAGCATAAACTTTTACATTACTTGTGCCGTTTTCAATTTCAGTAGTGCTAGTTTGTTCAGTACCTTCTACTACAAAGGTTCCGCCTACTTCGTTAGTAATTACAACATATCCATTTGCATCAATACTAATTGTGGCATCACCGATATAAACTGTGTTGCCACCAAAATAACCATTGCCCCAGCGATAATTTGCGGATCCTAAATCATATGTATCATTCGCGGATGGTATTACACTTCCGGTAGTATTGATATTGCCCGGTACGTTTAGATTACCGTTGTATGCTAAAAAAGTAAATCCATTATTACCGGTAGCAGTTCCGTTTGTGTCAAATAAAACTTGTGTGGGATCTGATTGAATACTATCTTGTATCTCAATCAGCATACCGTCAACTTCTAGCTCGCCATCAATTGTTATTGCCTGACTATATAAGCCTTGAAAGTTTTCATTGACGATATATGATTCACCGGTTGGAATCAAATATGGCATTACAGCAGCGCGGTTACTTGAGATATTACCTATGTCATCCCAACTTAAATTACCTGTACCATCAGTTTTTAGATACTGATCGGCATTGCCGCCTGTAATATGAACATTGCCGACATTACCTAAATTAGATATACCATTAGCAGTTAAATTAACGGTAGTGACATCGCCGTTAGCTTGAACGACTACAATAGCAGGATCCCCGGTCGAGAATCCTGCTATACTATTGAGTGGTCTTACTGCCATTGTTTCGGCTCCAGTTTATTATACTAATCTATACTGAGTAGTCCATACTGTTGAGTTTGAGCTACTTGGGGTGACTTGCAATTCAACATTGCTGCCGCTTATTGAAACGCTTAGTGTACCTGTAGTGCCTCCTAGATATACTGTACCATAAGTTGTATAGTCTACATTAGATCCGTCAGTAACAGCAGTTACATGTGCCATGCTATATTTAGCACCAGTGCTATCTTCACCCTTAACTATGAAGTCAATTCCAGTGACTCCACTATATGGTGCTTGTGCGATAGTTGCTGTTGAGATACTAGTAGTAGTTACTGAGCCCCATTCAATTACTGTGTTACCTACAGTTACAGATGTATTAGCAGTGACATTGTTAGCCGAGAAGTTATTAGCTTCAAGGCTACCTGCCGCAGTAATATTACCTGATGCATTGAGATCACCTGTATATACAGTAGCCCAACGCTGACCTGTCTCACCAAGATTTAGTGTCAAGTTTGCGTTTGGTAATAGATCACTTACTACGTTCGCAGTAACATTCAGGTCAGCAACGTTTGCTTCACCTGCTGTCACTAAGTTACCTGCATTCACGTTACCTGAAGCATCTACGTTACCTACATATGCATCTGCCCAACGCTGACTTGTATCACCGAGATTTAGTGTCAAGTTTGCGTTTGGTAATAGATCACTTACTACGTTCGCAGTAACATTCAAATCAGCAACGTTTGCTTCACCTGCTGTTTCAAAGTTTGCGGCTACAACATTACCGCTGAAGTTTGCTGTATTGCCCGCTAACTCTAAGTTTACAGTCAAGTTTGGTAATATGACATTACCACTGAAGTTTGCTGTGTTACCTGCTAACTCTAGGTTAGTTGTCAAGTTATTGACAATAACATTACTGCTGAAGTTCGCAGTATTGCCTGACAACTCTAAGTTTACAGTTGCATTGTTTACAACAATGTTACCACTGAAGTTTGCAGTATTACCTGACAATTCATAAGTGATATCAACATTGCCAGCATTGACAATATTTGAAACGTTAGCAGTTGGAACAGTGATCAATGTGTTTGCATTGACATTGTTTGCTAATACGTTACCAGTTGCTTGTACGTTGCCTGATGTTGTTAGATTCAAGCCACTTACGTTAGCATTTGCACTGATTGTACCATTTGCTTGAATATTACCACCGACTGTTAGGTCAAGAGTGATATTAGCGATACTGCTGATGCTCAAATTATTTGCAGTGACGTTACCGTTGCTTAGTGAGTTCCAAGTCAAGCTGCTGAATGTAGCATCACCAATATTTGGTGTTGTTAGATTTGCGCTATCTTTGACAACGATGTTGCCTGAAACGATTGCAGTTGTGACACCATCAGTGTTTGCGCTGATAGTAGTACCTGTGATATTGATACCACTGCCTGCTGTATAACTACCTGCTGCGCTGAACTGTGTGAATGTGATGTTATCAGTACCGATGATGACTTCACCAATTGGTGCTGTCATAACATAACTTTCACCTGCACCTGTCACACCTGACGTGACGAATACATATGAACCCTTGCTCAATCCGTTTGGTGAGTCTGGTATGTACTTGTCAAAGTCAGTTGCTCTTGTCAATACCCAAGCAGTTGAGCCGTCACCTACTGTTGTTACAGTATAGACACCGTTCTCATATGCATTTGATTGTGTGTAAACAAGAACACGATCACTTGTTGATAATGCTATACCATCAATTGACAATGCAGCGTTTGCACCTGCGTTAGTCAATGTTGCACCAACACCAGGATTTGCTCTTGATGCTTGACTTAGACCAGTGCCGTTAGTCAATGTAGTGACTTCAGCACCATAGTATCCATCTTTTACTGTGATAGTAGTTGCATTGACTACGCTGAATACCCAATATGCTTCACCTGCTGTCAAGCCATTGAATGAGTTAGTGAACACAATACCATCATTAGCACTTAGTCCATGACTTGCGCTGAATGTGATTTCTTTGTTGTTTGCAATATCTGTCACAGTTGGTGTTGTACCACCTTGTGCATATGTCGCATTGAGTGCTGATTCTGCTTCGACACGTACTGGTGTGTGAATGTCAAGACCTTCACCTGCCATTGCGTCAACATATTCTTTAGTTGCCGCATCATGTGGATTAGTTGGATCTGCTAATTGTGTGATCTTAAACAATCCAACATCAACTGTACCGTTGCCGGTTGGTGCTAGGTTGATTGTACCATCTGCACCTGCTGCGTTGATTGTAATGTCCCCTGATGCCGCAGTGATGTTTGCTGTTTTCAAACTACCAACATCTGCTTCACCAGTGATGCTGGCGTTTGCACCAATTAAGAAACCATTTGCTGTGACGTTGCCGTTAGCAGTAATATTACCAGTTGTTGATTGGATATTACCTGCTACTAAGAAACCTGTGCCAGTAACAGTTGCTACGTTAGCATTACCTGCTACGCTGATCTCAACGTTAGCATCTTGATAAATCTTGACGTTGCTTGTACCGTTAGCGAATGTGCCAACTAAGTTACCTGCATTTACGTTACCGATAACGTTTAGATCGTTAGCAACGTTCACATAATTTGCTAATGCGAGGTTACCAAGATCAGCATTTAGTGCTGTCAAATTGCCACTGAAGTTAGCAATGTTACCATTGATTTGTTGTGCTACGTTTACATAGTTTGCTACTGCTAGATTGCCTAGATCAGCATTTAGTGAAGTGATGTTACCACTAAAGTTTGCTGTATTACCTGACAATTCATTGTCAACAGTAACTTGAGTTCCGCTAAATGTTACGTTACCACTAAAGTTTGCTGTATTACCTGACAATTCATTGTCAACAGTAACTTGATCTCCGCTAAATGTAGCGTTACCACTAAAGTTCGCTGTATTACCTGCTAACTCAAGATTAGTTGTAAGATTGTTTACTACAACGTTACCTGAGAAATTTGCAGTATTACCAGCAATCTCTAAGTTTACAGTCAAATTATTGACTTGAGCATTTGATGAGATGTCAATGAAGTTTGCTACTGCTAGATTACCTAGATCAGCATTGTCTACTGTTAGATTACCATTTGCTGTTAGTGCGCCTGGTAAGTCAACTAGACCATTAGCTCCGTAAAATGTTGATACATAACCGTTAGCGTTGATAGTGACATCTGTACCGGTACCTACAATATCGCTTGTATTGACAGTTGTGATGTTAGCATTGCCTGCTACAGTCAATGTATTTGTTGCAAAGTCAAATGTTAGATTTGCGCTTGCGCCGAAATCATCATTGTCATTGAACTGAATCTGTGTGTTGCTACCAGCTGGTTGCTGGAAGTCAACTGGCGCACCGTTAGCATAGTAATAGTTGTCTGTTAGTATGCCGCCTACGCTAGTATTACCAGTAATATTTGCTGTACCGTTAGCGGTCAATACGTTTGATGCAAAATCAAATGTAAAGTTGTTGCTACCTTCAACTAGGCCGCCGTTTGAGAACAATACTGCTGTATTTGGTGCAGTGATTGTAATGTTTGCTTCGACGTTACCAACAAAGTATGCAGCATAAACGTTACCACTAAAGTTTGCTGTGCTTGCTGAGATTTCGCCGTTTGCATAAAGATCGATGTTACCTGAACCAATGTTTGCATTGTTTGCAGATACATTGCCTGTTGCGTTTACATCAACTGCTACGTTGACATAATTAGCAGTTACTAAATTACCAAGATTAGCATTTAGTGAAGTAATGTTACCACTAAAATTAGCAGTATTAGCGTCTAGATCATTATCAATTGTTACAGTTGCACCTGATAATACAACGTTGCCACTGAAGTTAGCAGTATTAGCGTCTAATTCATTTGTGATGTTGACATTGTTGGCATCAACATTAGCACTTGTTGTGATCAAACCTGTAGTGTTTATTTCACCATTAGCATATAGATCAATATTACCTGAACCGATATTAGCGTTTGTAGCGTTGATATTTCCTGTTACTGCCAATATATTTGTAGCAGTATCAAACGTAAAGTTTGCACTTGCTCCGAAATCGTTATTATTATTGAACTGTACTTGTGTGTTTGAGCCTGCTGCTTCTTGCAAGTCCCAAGGTACACCGTTCGCATAATACAAATTGTCTGTCAAGATACCATATGCAGGGTTACTGTTGCTGACTGCAACGTTACCTACGAATGAACCTTTGTTTGCTGTGATGTCTGCGTTTGCAAGTATCACATTGGCTGGGATTTCTCCTACTGAGAAGCCGCCGACCGAATTGAGTGGTTTAAGTGCCATGTTTGCTAATCTCCGCTAATGTTATATTTATCTTAATATACATAATAAGTAGTCACTTGCATCCTATGCGTCATTAAATTTGCACTTTGAGGAGTCATGACTAACTGTACCGTAGGCTCTACTATAACGTTTCCTGCATTATATTCTATAGAAAAGTCTCCGGTGTACCCGTTTACAGGCAGTGTGCTATACTCAGCATAATTTACTGTGGTACCCTTCACTACTGCCGAAATTTTTATAAAGTTTCTTATAGTATTATCATCACTAATAATTGTTAAATCTACCGCCGCAAGATCATCTGCCGGTATGCTCAATAAAACTTGACTGCTTGTGCTATTTGTAGTAGCAAAATAAACATTTGCTTTACTAAATTCATAGGATCCGGAACCCATTTGGAACGAATTTGCTACAAGATTGCCGGCTACATTAACTGTGTTCGTGACATCGTTGAATGTCAAGAATGGGCTGCCTCCAAATGTGCCCTCATCATTATACTGGATTGCTCTATTTGCGCCTCCCGGCACACCTGAAGCACTTACCCAAGTTAAATTGCCCGACCCATCAGTTCCTAATACTTGACCTGTTGCGCCACCTGTGATTCTTACATTTGAATTGCTACCTAGATTTGACAATCCTGCAACTGTAAGGCTGGTCAAATTACCTAAACTTGTAATATTTGGCTGATTTGCTGTTGTAATGTTGCCGGCATATGCTGCGTAATTTGCGTTTCCAACATTACCTGTAATGAATTCTCCGCTACCTACAAAGTAATTTGCTACGACAGCGTTCCCTAAACTTGCATTACCTGCAGCGATATTTCCGCTTACATTTAGTGAAGTAAGTATACCAACACTCGTGATATTTGGCTGTGCGTTTACTGCAACTGTATTTGCTATATTTGAAGTTTCGGCGTAAGGTATAACACCGACAATATTAGCAGCGTTTAATCCTGTTAGTGCTTGACCGTTGCCGATAATGTTGCCAATGTGCAAGTTACCAAACTGTAGAACTGTGACTACTTCGTTATTAATTTCGGTACGTGCAGCCATAATAAATTCTTGACCGCTGACATCCCAACCCATAAATGCTTTACGGGCATCTGTATCAAAATAATTGAGTGCAGTACCCACGTCTTTGCCACTATTGGCTACAGGAGGATTACCGTTAGGTCCAACTTGAAGTTCAATGATTGGATCTTCAACCGCTAATGTTTCAACGTTAACGTAAATCAAGTTACCGTTAACAGTTAAGTTGCCAGATATTATTGCATTACCTGATACACTTAAGTTACTGACACTTGCATTACTACCTATTAAATTTGATGTAGTAAGGTTAGTAATATTGGCGTTTGCACCAATTAGGTTCGCATTGACATAAACATTGTCATAGAAATTTGTAAATCCACTAACTGTTAATGATGTTAGATTACCTAAATTATTGATGTTAGGCTGTGAAGGTGTTATTAACGAACCTGCAATTAAATTAGCTGTTAATGTATTGCTGATAACATGTCCGGCATTCGCCCAAACATTACCCGTTTGTATTGTCCCGACAACGTTAAGTGATGTTAAATTACCTACGCTAGTGATATTAGGTTGACTATTACTTGTAACTGTTCCTGCATTGGTTGCAAATTCAACATTTGCAGCATAAGCAGCATAGTTTGCATTTGCTGCAAAACTTGCAAAATTTGCGTTTGCCACTATACCGATAACATTTGCAGCCGCCACATTGTTTGCTACATTGGCGAATGCAACCTGACCACTTACATTAGCGCCTGCTACATTATTTGCTATGTTAGCAAATTGTACTTGGCCGCTAACATTAGCGCCTGCTACATTATTTGCTACATTAGCGAATGCAACTTCTCCTATTACATTTGCACCACTTACATTATTGGCTGTGTTAGCAATGTTAGCAAACTGTGCTGTTACATTTGTTAAGTTAGAGCCATCACCAACAAAATAATTTGCTGTAATAATGTTAGCAGACAAATTCCCTAAAATATTTGCTGTATTAGCACTGATGTTATTTGTTATCGCTAGGCTATTAACGGATAATAAGTTAGAAATTTTATTAAATGTAAAACCTGCGGCTCCATTAAACTCGCCGGCATCATTAAACTGTACTTGTGTATTAGCACCACCAGGCACACCATTACCACCGCCACCGCCGCCCGGTGCCCATGTTAGATTGCCTGCACCGTCTGTTTGTAAATAGTAACCGTTTATACCACCAAATATATGTACGTTTGATATATTACCTAGTGACACATTACCAGAATTATTAGCATTTAGACCACCTGATACTGTTAGTTTTGTACCAGTAGATACTATTGTGTTTCCTAAAGTTGTGTTACCAGTTAATATTGCAGTGCCTGTTACATTTAATCCAGTAGTACCTATAGTACCTATTGTTGTAATATTTCCAGCAGTAAATGTTCCTGCAACATTTGCATTGCCTGAAACTTGCAATGATGTTAATGTACCGACACTTGTGATATTTGGCTGACTACTATTTCTTACTGTTTCTGCTGTTTCAGCAGTTAAGTTTGCTACAGTAGTAGTTGAATTTACTATTAATGGGGGACTGCCAGTTGTAACATTTGATTTAAATGCCTGAGCATTAACCATGCCAGTAATATTAGCATTGCCTGCTAATGATAATGTATTTGATGATTTATTGAAATTAAATCCACTAACGCCACCAAGTACACCGCCGTCATTAAATTGAATACTATTATTTGGGCCACCGGGATTAGTATTACCCCCGCCATTACTTTGAGCAATCCAATTTAAATTACCTGTGCCGTCTGTGCTTAACACATAACCGCTAGTACCGCCAGTAATTTTAATGTTAGATACTTGACCTAAATCTGTATTACCTAATACAGTTAGTGAAGTTAAGTTGCCTAAAGTTGTAATATTTGGTTGACTGCTTGTAGTTAATGAACCTATTAGTAATGCAGCCTGAACATAATTTCCTGCATTTAAATTGCCGGTTATAGTTATGTTACTGGCTGCGCCATTACCAATAATACTACCATTAAATCTAATATTGCCATTACTATTAGCAACACTTGTATCAACATTTAGGTAACCAATTGTTCCTATTTGATTAATATTCGGTTGTGCATTAGTAGTCAATGTACCTGATAAGAAATTAGCCTGTACTAAATTACCACCAGAGACATTTGCTGCACTAAGATTACCAATTACTGTTAAAGATATTAAATTTCCAACAGTTGTAATATTTGGTTGCGCACCTGTAGTTAATGTACCACTTAGTAAATTACCTTTAATAGTTCCTGCATTAGCATAAATGTTAGCATTGGTAATTATATTACCTGTAGTTGTAAAGTTGTTATCAACAGTTAAGTTTGAAACAGTAGCATTACCATTAACAGTTAATGAAGTTAATGTACCGACACTTGTAATATTTGGTTGACTGCCATTGCGTACTGTAGCGGCTGTTTCAACTGCTAAGTTTGCTACAGGTGTTGTTGAATTGACAATAAATGGTGCCGTTCCTGTAGCAACAACAGATGTAAATCTATTTGCTGTTGTTACGCCTGTAATATTTGCATTACCTACTAATGTTAGTTGATTTGATACATCGTTAAATGTTAGTTGCGGGCTACCACCAAAATTACCATTGTTATTAAATTGAATTTGTGTGTTGCTGCCTCCGGGCACGCCGTTACCGCCGCCACCATTACTTTGAGCAATCCAATTTAAATTACCTGTGCCATCAGTACTTAATACATATCCGTTAGTACCGCCTGTAATTTTTATATTTGCAACATTACCTAAATTTGCAACACCTGATACTTGTAGACCTGTCAATACGCCTAAACTTGTAATATTTGGTTGTGCTGATGTTGTTAATAAACCTATTAGATTTTCTGCTGCTACGAAATTAGCCGCATTTAAGTTACCAGTAATATTGATATTACTACCTACACCTATACCACTTATACTACCATTGAATGTTATATTTCCATTAGAATTTGGTATAGCAGTATCTACGTTTAACCATCCAATATTACCTAAATAGTTTATATTAGCCTGAGCGTTAGTTGTAAGTGTGCCTGAAATAAAGTTTGCGGTTAATAAGTTACCTGCATTAACATTACCAGCAACTACATTACCTGTTACAGATAGATTTACTAAAGTACCAACTTGAGTAATATTTGGTTGTGCACCTGTTGTCAATGTACCTGTTAGTAAATTGCCTTTTACAATACCGTTATTAGCAAACACGTTTAATGGTGTTACTAAATTTCCATTTGTTGTAAATGTATTATTTGCTGTAAAATTATTAGTTACTATATTACCAGCAACATTTAGATTACCTAAAGTGCCTACACTTGTAATATTTGGCTGTGCTGCATTGCGTACTGTACCAGCAGTTTCTACTGCTAAGTTAGCAACCGGAGTTGTTGAATTGACAATAAATGGTGCTGTGCCTGTACTTACATTTGAGGTAAGAACAGTAACGTTAACATAACCTGTAATTGTTGCATTACCACCAACGTATAGATAATTTGAAGTATTATTCCAACTTAATTTTGAACTACCTGCAAAACTGCCGTCTTGGTTATATTGTATTTGTGTTGTTGCGCCACCGGGAGTGCCGTTACCGTTACCACCTGTTTGTGCTGTCCAACTTAAGTTACCGGTGCCATCAGTTTGTAATACGTAGCCATTAGTGCCGCCAGTAATTTTTACATTTGTCACACTACCTAAATTTGCTGTGCCAGTAACTGCTAATGAACTTAATGTACCTAAACTTGTAATGTTTGGTTGATAACTATCAATTACCGTATTTGCTACGTTTGCTTCTAATACAGTAATGTTATAAGGTCCTGCTAATCTTGCGCTAGAAATAATTCCGCTAGTAATGTTTGATGCGTTTATATTTGTAATACCAACGCCGTTACCGTAAAATGCGCCGTTGCTTGATGTTACAACGTTATTAGCATTTAAGTTACCGGCAAGGACGTTGCCTGTTACATTTATATGTGTAAGTGTACCGAGACTTGTAATATTTGGCTGTGCATTTGATGTTACTGTGCCTGCTGTTGTTGCAGATGTTGCAGTTGTTGCATTTGTTGCGGTTCCTGCATTTGCTGCGTAATTTGCATTTGCTACTGTGCCAACAATATTACCAGCTGGTATGTTTGTTAAACCGTTTGCGTTACCAGTAAAGACACCTGTATTTGATGTAATGTTTACAGCAGTTAGTGTGCCGTTTACACTTAAACCGGTTAATGTGCCTACACTTGTAATATTTGGTTGAGCATTTGTTGTCACTGCGGATGCTGTGTTGGCTGCTGTAACAGAAATATTATATGAGCCACTTAATCTTGCGTTTGATAATGTACCTGTTGTAATGTTACTTGCATTGATTTTATCTAATCCGGCAGCATTACCAAAAAATGCACCATTACTTGAAAGAACAACATTGTTTGCATTTAAATTACCAGCAAGTACATTGCCTGTAACATTTAAATTAGTTAATGTGCCGACACTATTAATGTTTGGTTGTGCGTTAGTTGTAACGGTACCTGCTGTTGTTGCAGATATTGCCGATGTTGCGGAAGTTGCATTACCTGCATATGCTGAATAATTTGCATTTGCTACAACTCCAGTTACATTGGAGCCTGGAACATTAGTTAATCCATTACCATTGCCGCTTATGACGCCGGTATTTGCTGTAATATTAACAGCAGTTAATGTGCCATTTATATCTAAACCTGTTAATGTACCTAAACTTGTTACATTTGGTTGACTTGCTGTTGTTAATGTTCCTGCAATGTAATTTGCTGTTAATGTATTGCCTGCGCTAATATTTCCAGCACTAGCATTACCACTTACTACTAATGTAGTTAATGTGCCGACACTAGTAATGTTTGGTTGTGCGTTTGTTCTAACTGTGCCTGCTGTTGCTACTCCTAAATTTGCAACTGGAGTAGTTGAGTCAACTATAAATGGAGCAGTGCCAGTAGCAACAGTTGATTTAAAAGTAGATGCGGTGACATTAGTTAAGAAATTACCGCTACCGCCAACGCTTAAAGTTTTAGTATTATCGTTATATGTAAAACTTGCACTACCTGCAAACAATCCATTATCATTATATTGTATTTGTGTATTGCTGCCGCCCGGTGTACCATTACCTCCACCATTACTTTGAGCAATCCAACTTAAGTTACCGGTGCCGTCAGTTGCTAGCACATAACCATTATTGCCACCTGTTATAGTAATGTTACTAACATTACCTAAATTAGTTAATCCTGTAACTGTGAGTGCTGTTAAATTACCTAAAGTTGTGATATTAGGTTGTGATGAAGTTGTAATATTACCAATCAATAAATTTGCCTGTACAAAATTACCCGCATTTACATTACCGGTAATAGTTATATTACTTCCTACACCTGTGCCTGATAAACTTCCTGTAAATGATATGTTACCGTTCCCGCCCGGTACGTTTGAGTTTACATTTAATGAGGCTAAATTACCAACATAATTAATGTTTGGCTGTGAACTGCTTGTTAATGTGCCGGCTACAAAGTTTGCTGTTAATAAATTACCTGCGTTAACATTGCCAGATGTAATATTACCTGCTACATTTAATGAATTAAGAGTACCGACATTAGTAATATTTGGTTGGTTAGCAGAAATAACTCCTAAAGTACCAATTAATATATTTGCTCTTACTGTTCCACTATTTGCATAAACATTACCTGATGTGATATTACTTCCAACAGTTAATGAAGTTAATGTGCCTAAACTTGTAATGTTTGGTTGTGCTGCTGTGTATACAGTGCCGGCTACTAATGCGTTTGCTACTTGACCTACAACATTTGATCCGGCTACGCTATTAGCAGTGTTGGCTATGTTTGCAGTTTCAGTCCAGTTGGTATAATTTGCATAATTTGCAACAGCAGCCGAGTTAGAAACATTTGCTGTATTGGCAAAAGTTGCTACGTTGGCAATTAATGCATTGTTTGCAACACCATATAAATTACCTATAAAATAGTTACCAGTTGTGCTATTACCTAATGTAGTGTTGCCACTTACAGTAAGTGAAGTTAGTGTGCCGAGACTGGTAATATTTGGTTGTGCAGGTAATGTAACATTACGTGCTAAATTAGCTAAGCCAAACAAATTACCAATGAAGTAATTTGATATAACTTGATTACCTAATGTTGTATTTCCAACAACTGTTAAACTTGTTAAGTTACCTACACTAGTAATATTTGGTTGAGTACTTGTATAGACAGTACCGGCTACCAATGCGTTTGCTACTTGCCCACTTACGTTTGCACCTGCAACATTATTAGCAACGTTAGCAAACCCAACCTGACCTGTAACATTAGCACCTGCTACGCTATTTGCTACTGCTGCAAAATTAACTTGACCGGTAACATTTGCGCCGGCAACACTATTTGCTACAGCAGCAGTTGCTGCCTCAACATTTGAGATATTTGAACCATCACCGTGTAGGTAGTTTGCTAGTACAACATTAGCAGTAACATCCCAATTAGTTACAATATAATTTGCTGTGATATTGCTTGTATTTAGGTTACCGGTAGTTAATAAGTTAGTAACTTGGTTATATGTAAATCCCGCATCACCTGCAAAATTTCCTGCATTATTATATTGAACTTGCGTGTTGCTACCACCAGGACTGCCGTTTCCACCGCTGCCGCCGTTACCTGCAGGGGCCCAGGTTAGATTACCCGCGCCGTCTGTTTGTAAGAAGTATCCGTTAATACCGCCTAAAATAATTACGTTTGCTACGTTACCTAAATTAGCACTTGAACCTACTTGTAATTTAGATACTGTTAAAAGGCTTGTTGAACTATTGAATGTAAATGCTGAACTTGCGCCCAATAATCCATTATTATTATATTGAACTTGTGTGTTACTTCCGCTGGCGCCGATGCTTAATGGATCTCCATTAGCATATAGGTAAGAGTTGGCAAATATTCTATTGGCGGTGATGTTACTGCTAGGTGCATTAACATTAGTAACAATATTACCGTTTGCATTAATAACTAATTCTGGCGGTATGCCTACACTAAATCCACCAGGCGAGTTAAAAGGATCGGAAGTTGACATCTAAACAAGTCCTCTAATCTAATATTTATCAAATTATTTTTAATAAAGGTATAGAAAAAAGATCAAACAAGAACTTTTTTCTAAATATGTTTATGCTTACTAAGCAAAAATCAAGACCTCTTTGTTTAAGTTGCAAGATAGTTCCTGCTAAACCAAACGGCATTAGCAAGTTAGGTTTTAAAAAATGGCACAAATATTGCGTTGATTGTAGTAAAATATTGTATAGTGAGAAGCACAAATATCTACAACACCGTCAAATGAAATGTGAGTTTTGTGGATTTAAAGCGCAAGACAAATGCCAAATTGATGTTGTGTTTAAAGACGGAAACAAAAAGAATAACCGTGAAAGCAATCTAAAAACATTATGTGCCAACTGTAGCAGACTATATCAAAAACGATTAAAGAAGGGTCGTAAGTCTGTTATGAATATAACCGTAGACGCTGACATTTCTATATCATAAAAAGAAAGGGCGCATAAAGCGCCCAATCTTTTGAACTGATCAATCCAACTATTATTGGAAAGTCAAATTCTGTACAGCGATCTCACCAACGTAGTCTGCTGCGTTGCCGAAGCTGCTTGCAGTGTTAGTTAATTCGATATAGCCATAACGTGTCATGAATGACACGACTGGTTCGAATGTTGATGGATCTAGAACAACGCCACTGCTCATTAATGGAATATATGGGCAGTAGAATGCTGCTGCGTCAGTCTCACTTGAACCCTTATAACCGACTAGAACAGCCTGTGTATCTGGGGCATATGAGTCAACGAATACGCGCATTGCACCGTTCAATGTACCAACGAACTTAGTGTTAGTTGGTGCTTCAAATGTGCCTTCAGTTGTTCTTGCGAATGCTGAAGTTGTTGCTGATTGTAGAACAGTTAACGAAGCTGATGAAACAACAGCCCAGTTACCTGCACCACGACGAGTGCGCTGTGCAATCAAGTTTGCAACGCGATTGATTAGAACTGCTAATGCAGCATGTTCGTCACCAACGTATGTTGCTGTACCTGATACAGTTGCTTGGTTGTATGTGAACTCAGTTGAAGCAAGAGTACGTAGTGACAACAAGATTTCTTGATCGATTTCAGCAGTAATTTCTTGGGCAAGTGCTGCCATGATTTCTGCTTCAACGTCAATACCGTGTTGTGACTGTGCATCTTGTGCTGCTTCAAATGTCCAACGTGCTTGCAACTTACGTGACTTGGCTTCAACAGCCTGACGTAGAATCTGCACGCTGATCTGCTTACCACCATTACCTTCTAGTGATGCTGTGTCAGCACCAGTGTAGTAGTTAGTTGATGTAGCAGCTAGAGTTGTGCGTGAGTAAGCCTGAGCAATTTTGAATGGGCTCAATGCTTCTTCACCAGCAGTTACGCTAGTTGCTGCTGCTGAGTTATCAGTTAATGAGTTGGCATAACGAACACGTAGTGTGTGAATTTGACCAACTGGACCAGTCATTGGTTGAACGCCAACTAGTTCGTTAGCGATGACAGTTGGCATAACACGACGGATTACTGGAAGAATAACGCGATTTAGTGTTGCGATATTACCTGCAGTAGTTGTACCTGCTGTGCTTTCTGACAATAATGACTTGCGAGTGTTTTCTAATACAACACCCATTGTTGAGCGGCGAGTTCCTTTCAAGCCTTCTAGTAGGGCTTCCTTGGTCTCGTCCCAACGGCTTTCTAAGAGTACTTTTGACATTTTCATTATCTCCTAATTATGTCTTACTTAAGCCCTGCCAGACGCTTGAAATCAATCAAGTTGTTTTCAACAACTGGATCTTTCTCAACTTCTTTTTTGGCAGTTTCTTTATCACCAGTCACTTCTTTAATTACACTTTCAGTTAGGGCTGTTTTAGCGCCAGCCTTTGAACCTGCTGTGTTTAGAACTGCTGGTAAATACTTATCAAAAGCGGCCTGCAATTTTGGTGTTTGGACGCTTTCTAGTAAAGCCTTCATTATTTCGGCTTTTTCTTTGTTTAAAGGAGATAGAAGTTTATCCATTTCCTTTTCACGCTGAGTTGATTCCTTAATAATGCGGACTTCACGATCTTTTGATTCGGCTAGTGCTACAGCCTGCTGTGCAACTTTTGCCGTTTCAGCCAATGCCTTTTCTTTTTCTGCAATTGCTTGCATTAACTTGCGGGCTTCAGCCTTATCGTTTAGATAAGTTACTGAATACTCACTAGCAAATGCTTCAAACAATTTGCGTCCAAAGTTATTTTCACGGGCTGCTTTTATATCTTCCTTCAATTGTGATAGTTCCCCTGTAAGATGTGATGCAATTGCAGTTTTTACACGGCTTGCACTTTCAGCAATAAACTTTTGTTTTAATGCTTCAAGTTTTTCACGACCTTCAGCAACCAACTTGACACGAGCCTCAACAACTGCTTGCTTGTCTTGTGTAAATTCTTTGATCTCTTTTGCAAGAGCGTGAACTACAAACTTTTCTAGCTTTTGTTGATTTTCCATGTACACCTTACGATCATTACGCAACTCACGAATTTCTTCTGCTAGTTTTGTAACAAGGAAATTATTAAATTTACTTGCTTGTTCTTGTAATTGTACTTTGGCTTTAACTCTATCTTCATTGAATGCCTTTCTTTCTTCATGAAATTCTGCAATTTCAGTTGAAAGACTTTCGGTCATCATCTTATCTAGGGCTTCTACCATAACAGTACGATCATGTTCGTAACGTTGTGCAAATTCTTCACGTAGTTCTGCACGTACTTGATCGCGGGCTTCTGTCAACTTACCTTCCCAAACTTTTGAAATTTCGTTTGAGACATCTTCATTGATTAGACCACTTTCTAGTAATGGTTTGATAGCATCTAACATGCTTTTATCCCCTATTATTTGATTTTCAATTCCTTGATGAGGCGTTTTACTTCCTCTCCCAAGTAATTTTGTACCTTTTTGTTGCCCCTTGCGTCCCTAGCGATTTCTAAAACTTTATGACCATGCTTCATATTCATGAGGCTTTCGTATATTGCTTTAGGATATGCGTTAGGGGCACTTGGTTGTGCAACGATATCAACAGTGATTATTTCAAAATCACTTACCTTGCCGTCCATGTCGCTTACATTACCTGATCCACGACTTGAAACGCCTAGTTTTACACCACTCTCCAACATTGTTTTTACTAATTGACCCATTGGAGTTGGTAGAATCTTTAGTTTACCGAAACCGTTCGCGCCATCCATCCACATGCTTGTGATCATATGGCTTACACGGTCTAGATTAATCTTAAGGTCATCTGGGTGATCTACTTCACCTAATACACTGTAACCTTCTTGAATTTGTTTGTTTAACGTATTGACTGCTGTTTCAATTTCAGATACGGGATAAACACGCTCATTTGCGTTCTTTACCCCGCCCTGAATAAAGATACCCTTCATATAGAGAGTCTTTAATTCGCTGCCCTGTTCGTTAACAGATTCAACGATCATGTTTGCTCTATCAAACGTTAAATGTTCCCTTAGATACAAAGCCATTGTTCTCCAGGTTGCCCTTATTAGCCTTTAGCCACTGGGCTCTTGTTATTAACGCCTGATGCCTGTGATGTTACTGGCTTAGGTGCTGATTCGCCCTTTTCTTTAAAATTATCTTTTCCTGGAACATTCTTAAAATTGTTTGCTCCTGGTAGATCTTTTTCGCCCTTTGCGTATGCATTGCTTGGGCCTTTTGGACCAGTTGGTACAGACTCACTATCGCCTGAGAATTTTACAGGCTTGCTGTCCATTCCTTTAGCACCTGAGTTTGCAGGTACTGGGCTTTTCTTGTCTGCGCCGTCATCACCCATTTTGCCGTAAGTGTTGTATGTCTTGCCGCCTACTTGCTTTAAGTTTACGGCTTCGGCAACAACTTCTTCTGCATCTTCTTCACCGGCTACAACTTCTTCACCGGATGAATCGCCACCCATTAATGACTCAAATTCAGCCATTAAATCTTCTAACTTGTCTTTAATATCGCCAAGTTCGTCTTTTTCTACAGATACTTCTTCACCTTCGCCGGCTTCCATGTCCATATCCATGTCCATGTCGC